TTCAGAAAGTTAACGATGGTGAGCCTCTCGGCGGTAAGAGTTCCGCTGCTTCTGACTTCACCGCAGATTTTGATGACTTCCTTTCTTAACATAAATCCAACGGGTGGTAGAGGCGACTCTGCCACCTAACGCCCTATGTTAAGGAGGTCATATGAAAACATTATCTATAGACATTGAAACCTTCTCATCCGAGCCACTCGCAAAGTGCGGAGTGTATCGGTATGCGGAGGCAAAAGATTTTGAAATATTACTATTCGGCTACTCAATAGACGGCGGTCCCGTTAAAGTCGTTGACTTCACCGCCGGCGAAGAGCTCCCGTCAAATGTGTATGCAGCTCTATCTGATGACTCCATTATAAAGTGGGCCTTTAATGCTCAATTTGAGAGAGTCTGTATTTCTCGCTTCTTAGGTATGCCTATAGGTAAATACCTAAACCCCAAGTCGTGGCGTTGCACTATGGTATGGTCAGCAACTCTCGGCTTACCACTTTCGCTTGAAGGTGTCGGAGCTGTACTTCAGCTTGAAAAACAAAAGTTAAAAGAAGGCAAAGACCTCATCCGCTACTTTTGTACTCTATCAAAAAACAGACAGGGTGAGCTTATAAGGCACCGCCCCTGTGATGCTCCCGATAAGTGGTTAAGGTTCAAGTATTACAACAAGCGAGATGTAGAAACAGAACTCGGCATAAAAGAGAAACTGTCAAAGTTTCCTGTACCGGAAAGTGAATGGCTAAATTACACTCTCGACCAGAGGATAAATGACAGAGGAATAATGCTCGATATGACACTCGTTAATAGTGCTATTGATTGCGATGACAATTTCAGAGACACACACATTGGCAGAGCAAAATGCATCACAGGACTTGAAAACCCCAACTCCCCGGTGCAACTAAAAGGCTGGCTAGCTGATAACGGAATACAAGCAGAAAGTCTCTCAAAATCTGCGGTTTCAGAGCTTATTGCTGAAACAGACGGTGACATAAAAGAGGCACTTGCTTTGAGGCAAGCTCTTTCAAAGAGCAGCGTTAAAAAGTACACAGCTATGGGAACAGTTGTTGGTGCTGATAACAGAGCACGAGGACTGATTCAGTTTTATGGTGCTAACCGCACAGGTCGATATGCAGGAAGGCTTATTCAGGTACAAAACCTACCCCAAAACCATATCGAGGATTTGGAGGGTGCTAGAAATCTTGTTCGTAACAGAAAGTATGAGCAAATAGAGCCAAGGTTCGGTTCAACCCCGAAAGTATTGTCAGAACTAATCCGCACAGCCTTTGTACCTAAACCCGGCACTCTATTTTTCGTTGCTGACTTTGCTGCAATCGAAGCTCGTGTTATTGCTTGGATTGCAGGTGAAGAATGGCGACAAGATGTATTCAAAAACGGCGGTGACATCTACTGTGCTTCGGCATCGCAGATGTTTAATGTACCGGTAGAGAAAAACGGTGTTAATGGACACTTAAGGCAGAAAGGCAAAATTGCAGAACTTGCACTTGGATATGGTGGTTCGGTAGGTGCTTTGAAGTCTATGGGTGCCTTAAGCCTTGGTTTATCCGAAGAGGAACTTCAACCTCTTGTTAATGCTTGGAGGGATGCAAACCCCAACATAGTTAAGCTGTGGTGGAGCATAGACAAAGAGGCAAAAGACTGCATTAAACTCCGTATTCCTACAAAAGCCTACGGCATCAGATTCACCTATAAAAGCGGAATGATGTTCGTCACCCTTCCTTCCGGGCGACAGCTCACTTATGTAAAACCACTTATAGGTGTCAACAAATTCGGTGGTGAGAGCATCACTTACGAAGGTGTCGGTGAACAGAAAAAGTGGATGCGACTTGAAAGCTATGGTCCGAAACTCGTGGAAAACATCGTGCAAGCAACAGCAAGGGACCTTTTATCCGAGGCTATGATTCGTCTTACCAAAGCCGGATACAAAATTGTTATGCATGTTCACGATGAGGTAGTTATCGAAGCACCTAAAGAAACATCACTCGATGACATCTGCACTTTGATGGCTGAACCTCCACAGTGGGCAGACGGTTTGCTTTTAAGAGCAGACGGTTATGTATGTGATTTTTATAAAAAAGATTAAGGAGAGATTATTTTGAAAATGACGATATATTCAGCAGACTGTTGCCACAGCCTGTCAAATTGTATTTACCCCAACAAGCACATAGTTACCGACAAAGCCACCTTGGTAGAGGCGGTAAAAAATGACCATGTTACTGCCGAGTACAAAGATAACTACCGCAGCAACACAAACTTTATAAAAGCCGACAACATTCCGCTTGACTGTGACAACGACCACAGCGACAACCCGAAAGATTGGGTAACTCCTTCTGATGTTGCAGATACATTCCCCGGCGTTTCCTTTGTAGCGGTATACAGTAGAAACCATATGAAGGATAAAAACGGAAAGTCTGCTCGTCCTAGATTTCACATCTACTTTCCGATTCCGGACATCATTGTACCGATGGAATATGCAATGCTAAAGAAACGCATAGCCGCAGCGTTCCCATACTTTGATGACAACGCTTTAGATAGTGCAAGGCTTTTGTTCGGCACACCCAACCCACAGGTTGAGTTGTTTGAAGGTAAGTTTAGTATTGTGGATTTACTTGAAGGTAACGACTTCGCTACTTGGGACAACAAAACTCGTAAAGAAGTCCCGGAAGGTAGAAGAAACAGCACCATGTCAAATTATGCAGGAAAAATCATCAAACGATATGGTGCCACCGAACAAGCACATCAGTTGTTCCTGCAGAGAGCTGAGGACTGTGTCCCTCCGCTTGACGATGAGGAACTTAACACCATCTGGAATAGTGCTGTAAAGTTCGGCACAAAAGTGGCTTTGCAAGACGGATACATTCCTCCTGAACAGTACAATGCAGAGCTTACTCTCAAGCCAAACGACTACTCTGACATTGGACAGGCTGTAGTTATGGCACGAGAATACAACGAAAGCCTTTTATACTCCCCTGCTACCGGATACCTAAAGTACAATGGCAGTTTTTGGGAGGAATCCGAAACGCTGGCACAGGCTATCGCACAGGAGCTTACCACAAGACAACTTGAAGAAGCAGATGCAGAAATACAAAAACGACTTAAAGAGCTTCAGTCAAATGGTGCTTTTGACATCTTATCTGAAAACGGCAGCAAAAAAGCCGAGGCTATTTTTACCGATGCACAGGCTCACGCCTTCGAGCTTTATCAAAACGCCGTTGCTTATAAAAAATATGTCATTAAGCGTAGGGATTCTAAATACATCACTTCGGCTCTAAAGGAAGTTAGACCGATGGTAAGTGTAGACCCTGAACAGCTTGATAAAAACGAAAACCTCTTGAACACCCCTGACGGCACCTATGACTTAAGTAATGACACTCTTGAGTTACAGCCACACAAGGCACAAGACTTACTAACAAAGCAAACTGCAGTATCAGCTAACAATAAGGGTATGGACATCTGGCTTGATGCTGTAAACACATTCTTCTGCAACGATGAGTCCCTGATTGAATATGTACAGCAAATTGTCGGCCTTGCCCTGATAGGAAAGGTTTATGAGGAGGCCTTAATCATCGCTTACGGTGAAGGTCGTAATGGTAAGTCTACTTTTTGGAACGCTATCGCTCGTGTGCTTGGTACATACAGCGGTAATATGTCCGCCGATGTTTTAACGGTAGGTTGCAAGAGAAATGTAAAACCGGAACTTGCCGAAGCAAAGGGCAAACGACTGCTTATTGCTGCGGAGCTTGAAGAGGGCATGAGACTTAACACATCAACAGTTAAGAACCTCTGCTCTACGGACAGAATTTATGCCGAAAAGAAATACAAAGCTCCGTTCTCTTTTGACCCCACACATACTGTTGTACTTTACACCAACCATCTACCAAAGGTAGGTGCTATTGATGAGGGTACTTGGAGACGACTCATCATTCTGCCTTTTGATGCAAAAATCGAAGGCAGCAGCGATATTAAAAACTTCTCTGAATACCTCTTTGAAAAAGCCGGCGGTGCCATTTTAACTTGGGCTATCGAGGGTGCAAAAAAGGTAAAAGCAAACAATAACAAACCTCACCCTCCTAAAAAGGTTCAGGATGCAATCAGGAAATACAGAGAGAGCAACGACTGGATGATGCACTTCTTAACTGACTGCTGCGAAATCGACAAAACATACATGGAAAAATCGGGCGAGCTCTATAGTGCGTATCGTGCTTACTGCTTGCAGGTAGGTGAGTTCACTCGTAGCACAGCAGAGTTTTATACCGCTTTAGAGTGCTACGGTTATGACCGCAAGAAAACAAACACAGGCAATATCGTTATGGGATTAAAACTCAAATCAGAGTTCTTAGAATAGCCCTATTTTTCTAAAAAGTGGAGGTCGGTGACAGTCATATATAAAAGTTTTCTATAGCAAAAAAATAATAGAAAAAAATTATATATAGAAAAGTTACGGAATCGAGAGTCACCGACCTCCACTTCAATAAAAATTTGATGGAGGTAAGCCTTTGAAAGAGTCAGAAATAGAGAAACGATTTGTTAAAGCAGTAAAGGAAAAAGGCGGTCTTGCCCCAAAGTTTGTAAGTCCCAATTTTGACGGTATGCCTGACCGCATTGTTCTTCTTCCTAACGGTCGCATAGGCTTTGTGGAATTAAAAGCCACAGGCAAAAAAATGAGGGCCCTACAAGTAAGACGAAAAAGGCAGTTAGAGTCACTTGGCTTTTTAGTTTACTGCTTGGATAACACCGAAAACATACAGTCTGTAATATCAGACATTTTGATGGGAGGTGTGAATAGTGAAGTACACCCCACATAATTACCAAACATACGCCACCGACTTTATGATAAAGAATCCTGTGTCCGCTGTATTCCTTGATATGGGTCTTGGTAAAACAGTAATAACCTTGACGGCAATCAATGAAATGTGCAGGAACAGTTTTCTTGTCAGCAAGGTGCTTGTTATTGCTCCCTTGCGAGTAGCACGAGACACTTGGCCGACAGAGATTGAAAAGTGGGACCACCTAAAGGGTTTAACTTATTCAGTAGCGGTAGGCACAGAGGCTGAAAGGAAAGCAGCACTAAAGAAAAAAGCTAGCGTGTACATAATCAACCGAGAAAATGTAAGCTGGCTGATTGAAAACAGCGACATACCTTTTGACTTTGACATGGTTGTCATTGATGAGCTGTCATCTTTCAAAAACCACAGAGCTAAAAGGTTCAAAAGCCTGCAACTTGTAAGACCAAAGGTTAAAAGAATAGTCGGCTTAACTGGCACCCCTTCCCCAAACGGTCTAATGGACTTATGGGCTCAGTTTAGAATCCTTGACCTTGGCAAAAGACTGGGCAGATATATAAGCCACTATCGAAACAACTACTTTATACCGGACAAGAGAAACGGAATGGTGGTCTTCTCATACAAACCGCTACCTAACGCTCAAGAAAATATATATAAGCAAATCGAGGACATCACCCTTTCGATGAAAGCACAAGATTATCTCGATATGCCTGAATGTATTTATAACGAAGTCCCGGTAAAGCTCTCTGAAACAGAGTGGAAAATATATGAAACTCTCAAAAAAGAGCTTGTGGTTTCAATAAAAGGTGACGAGGTTGATGCTTCAAATGCAGCGGTGCTGTCAAATAAACTTTCTCAACTTGCAAACGGGTGCATCTATACCGAGGATAAGATGCCTATTCACCTTCACGATAAAAAGTTAGATGCTCTTGAAGATTTAATTGAGGCTGCTAACGGCAAGCCGGTGCTTGTGGCATATTGGTTCAAGCACGATTTAGAGAGTATTAAGCGAAGGTTTGATGTCAGAGAAATTAAAACATCACAAGACATCAAGGATTGGAATGACAGCAAAATCCCGGTAGCGGTTATACACCCTGCATCTGCAGGTCACGGTCTAAATTTACAAGCCGGCGGTTCAACCCTTGTGTGGTACGGCATAACTTGGAACCTTGAGCTTTACCAACAGACAAATGCTCGCTTATACCGACAAGGTCAAAAATCAAGCACCGTTGTTATTCACCACATAATCGCAAAAGGCACTATTGACGAGCTGATTATGAAAGCCTTGATAAATAAAGATAAAACACAAGCTGCACTTATTGATGCAGTAAAAGCAAACTTGGAGGATATATGAATATAGACCCATACGAAGAACTCGCCAATGCCATTATTTTGGTAGCGGTGAAAGATTACAGAGAGTGCTTACAAACACTCAAAAAATATCCACGAGATATAGGAACTCGAAACAAAGCTCTCAGTATAGAGCGATTTTTCAGGTCTAATTATTTCGCAATTTTATCAAACGCCAATCCTGAAACAATTATAAGCGGACTAAAAGAGGAGGTTTTCGCAACATGACTACAGCCGAATATTTAGGTCAGGCATACAGACTTGACCAACGCATTGATGCAAAAATAGACCAAGTTTCCAAGCTCAATGAACTTGCAACAAAATGCACCGCCACTTTATCGGATATGCCCCGTAATCCGAGCCGTAGCCCTTCGAAGATGGAGGATGCTATTGTAAAAATCATTGATTTGGAGGACGAGATTAACCGTGATATTGACCACCTTGTTGACCTTAAGCGAGAACTTGTGGAGGTTATAAAGGCGGTTAATAACAACGAATATCAGGTGCTTTTAGAAAAGCGTTATTTGTGCTTCCACACATGGGAGCAAATCGCCGTGGATATGCACTACACAGTTAAGTGGATAATCAAGCTCCACAAAAAGGCCCTTGATGAGGTAACAAAAATACTCGAATCCAAAAAGAGTTCCATATAATTCCCTATAATTCCCTGCTTGACTGTGCTAATATTATAATAGCAAAAGCGAACACAAAACACAGAGCCTTGTGGGGAGCACTTCCCTACAGGGCTTTTATTATGCCCTTAAGGAGGTGAGCCAATGCCAAGGAAACCTAAACGCCCCTGTTCACACCCCGGATGCCCGGAGCTTACTGAAGGGCGGTTCTGTGACAAGCACCAAAAGGCTGAAGCACAACGCTACGAGAAGTACGACAGAGACCCGGCAATCCGCCGAAGGTATGGACGAGCGTGGAAACGAATCCGTGACAGCTTTGTAAAACAGCACCCCTTATGTGAGCTGTGCGAAGCCGAGGGTAAGCTGACACCAACACAAGAAGTACATCACAAGGTACCCCTATCCCAAGGCGGTACTCATGATAGAAATAATTTAATTGCTTTGTGTAAATCCTGCCACTCTCGAATCCATGCACAGCACGGCGATAGATGGCATTGATGTGTACCGGGGGGGGAGTCAAATCTCTAGAACTTTTATCTGGAGCAACGGGCGTGGGGTATCACGCACAAAATTTCCTATTCAAACAGGGTATTAACCCCAAGGAGGTGTATTTATGGCTAAAGACGGCACTAACCGAGGCGGTCCCCGTCCGGGAACAGGGCCAAAGCCGAAAGCTCTCGCAGATAAAATTAGCGAGGGTCGAACCGACAACTTATTTGTCTTGCCTACACCCACCGATTTTGAGGGTGAAGACATCCCACCTGTTAAAGATTACCTAAAAGCCACACAGAAAAACGGAAAAGACCTGTGTGCTGAAGAGGTGTATATAGAAACATACAAGTGGCTGAAAGCGAGAGGCTGTGAAAAGTTAGTAAACACCCAGCTTATCGAACAGTACGCTATGAGCGTAAGCCGATGGATACAATGCGAGGAATGTATATCAGAGTTTGGTTTCCTTGCAAAGCACCCTACCACCGGCAATGCTATCGCAAGTCCTTATGTTTCTATGAGCAAAGACTACCTCAAGCAAGTCAATGCTACTTGGTTTGCAATCTATCAGGTGGTTAAAGAAAACAGTTCTGTTGAGTTTGATGGAGCAAGCCCACAGGACGATTTAATGGAGCGACTATTATCCGCTCGGAAAGGACGATAAAATGACAAAATTTAAAACAGCCGAAAGTGTCTGCAAAGGACACCCCGATAAACTCTGCGACATTATCGCAGACAGTATTTTAGATGAGTGCCTTATGCTCGACAAGTCATCTCGTGTGGCTTGCGAGGTAATGGCTACCGGTCACAAAATTATTGTTGCCGGTGAAATCACCTGCGGAAAATATGTAAATATCAGAAATGTAGTCCGCAGAGTTTTATGCAGCGTTGGGTACAACCCTTATGCTTATTTAATTTATGTGTATGTACATAAGCAAAGCCCGGACATTAGAGACGGTGTAAATATCGCTCTTGAAAACCGTGAGTGTGATGCAAGTAAATGGTACGGCGACCTCGGTGCAGGTGACCAAGGTACGGTGTATGGCTACGCCACCGATGAATGTCCAGAGATGATTCCGCTACCTTTGATGTATGCACACAAAATTTGTGAAAAGCTCGACTCGGTTATGCACGATGGAATCATAAAGAGCATAGGCCCTGACGGAAAAGCACAGGTCACCATCGAGTACGAGGACGACAAGCCAAAGCGTATCAGCTCTATCATCGTTTCAGTTCAGCACAAGAAACATGTACAGCTTAAAAAGCTCCGTGCAGATATAATCGCAAATGTGCTGTGGCCTGTTTTTGAGAAGTTCCCCTTTGATGATGATACCGAGATTTTAATTAACCCTTCTGGCAGATTCGTAAAAGGCGGACCTTCAGCCGACACAGGTCTTACAGGCAGAAAGATTATTGTTGATACCTACGGCGGTCACGCTGCACACGGTGGCGGTGCATTTTCAGGAAAAGACCCCACAAAGGTTGACCGCTCCGGTGCTTATATGGCACGAGCTATTGCTCGCAACATTGTGGAGTGTGGTTTTGCAAAGAAATGTCAGGTCGCTATTTCATATGCAATCGGCAAAGCAGACCCTGTGGCAGTCGAGATTGACACCTTCGGCACAAGTATCGCCCCTGAAGAAACGCTGCGAAAAGCTGTACTTGATGTGTACAACTTAAGACCGGCGGCTATCATTGAAAACTTACAACTCCGCAGACCTGTATATTCCGACACCGCCTGTTATGGTCACTTTGGTCGACTTGCAAAGTGGGAGTATTACAGCAAGCGTGAAGAATTAAGAAAGGCGGTATACAGCTATGGTGATTGAAAAAAAGAAAACTGCTGACCTACTCCCTGCCGACTACAACCCTCGTAAAGACTTAAAACCCGGCGACAAGGAATACGAAAAGCTAAAACGCTCCATACAGGAGTTCGGCTATGTCGAGCCTGTCATCTGGAATAAAAACACAGGCAGAGTTGTGGGCGGACATCAGCGACTAAAAGTGCTCATTGATATGGGTATTACTGAAGTCGAGTGTGTTGTTGTTGAGCTTACCGAAGAAAAGGAAAAGGCTCTCAATGTAGCACTTAATAAAATCTCCGGTGATTGGGACACCGACAAACTCGCTCTTTTAATCGCTGACCTTCAAGGTACCGACTTTGATGTATCTCTAACAGGCTTTGATGATCAGGAGATTGAGTCCCTGTTCCGTGCAGATACTGAAAGTGGTGTAAAAGATGATGACTTCGATATAAACGAGGAGCTCCAAAAACCTACCATCACAAAAGCCGGTGACATCTGGCACCTTGGCGAACACAGACTCGTCTGCGGTGACAGCACAAAAGCTGAAACCTACGAAACCTTGATGTGTTCTAAAAAAGCTAACCTCGTTATTACCGACCCTCCGTACAATGTTAACTACGAAGGTTCTGCCGGCAAAATCAAAAACGATAATATGGCTGATGAAAAATTTTATGAGTTCTTGTTATCAGCCTTTACAAATATGGAAAAGGTTATGGCTGACGACTCAAGCATTTATGTATTCCACGCTGATACCGAAGGCTTAAATTTCCGAAAGGCATTCAAGGATGCCGGGTTCTATTTATCCGGCACTTGTATTTGGAAAAAGCAGTCCTTGGTGCTTGGCAGAAGTCCTTACCAATGGCAGCACGAACCGGTGCTGTTCGGATGGAAAAAGAAAGGTAAACATAAATGGTACACAGGCAGAAAAGAGTCAACCATATGGGAGTTTGATAAACCCAAGAAAAACGCAGACCACCCTACTATGAAACCTATTCCGCTTGTCGCATACCCGATACTGAATTCAAGTATGAGCAACTCTATTGTTCTCGACCCGTTTGGTGGCAGTGGAAGCACACTAATGGCTTGTGAACAGACTGATAGAGTTTGCTATACCATTGAACTAGACGAGAAGTTCTGTGATGTTATCGTGAAACGATACATTGAGCAGGTCGGCTCTTCTGAAAATGTATCCGTGGTGCGTGACGGCTTAACATACAAATTTAATGAATTGGAGAGTACAGATGGATAATTTAACCTTGGGCAGTCTCTTTGACGGCTCGGGTGGATTTCCACTTGGAGGCTTGATTTCCGGTATAAAACCTTTATGGGCTTCGGAAGTCGAGCCTTTTCCTATTCGAGTAACTTCAAAGAGATTTCCTAACCTAAAACATTTAGGCGATATATCCAAAATTAACGGCGGTGAAATAGAGCCCGTCGATATTATCACCTTCGGCTCACCCTGTACCGATATGTCGGTAGCCGGTAAAAGAGCCGGACTTGATGGAAAACAATCCGTCTTATTTTATGAGGCGATACGAATCGTTAAAGAAATGAGGTGCAAAACAAATGGTAAATACCCACGGTTCATCGTGTGGGAAAATGTGCCGGGAGCCTTCTCATCCAACAAAGGACAGGACTTCAAAGCAGTCCTCGAATCAATCTGCAGTATCAAAGCCGCAGACATATCTATCCCTATGCCTGAAAAAGGCAAGTGGACTCACGCAGGACAAATCGTGGCAGATGATTTCTCTGTCGCTTGGAGAGTCCTCGACGCACAATATTGGGGTGTCCCCCAAAGAAGAAAACGCATCTACCTTGTGGCAGATTTTACAGGCGGGTGTGCCTCAAAAATATTATTTGAGTCAGAAGGCTTGTCTGGGTATTCTTCGAAGGGCAGATGCCCGTGGAAAAACACTTCCCCCGATACTAGAGAAAGCGTTACGGATGCAAGCTGCGGTATAAAAAACGATAACACACAGCCTACATTTGTGTTCGAAAATCACTCGCAGGATACTCGGTATAAAGGACCGTTAGAGGTCGGTCAAACTGTTTTATCCACTTATGGTACCGGCGGTAATAATCAGCCTTTTGTAGTTGAAGCTTATGGTATTTGTTCCAAAGACAGCAATGCTATGAAATCTAACAATCCGTCAAGCGGTTTTTATAAAGCGTCCACATCACGGACACTTGATAAAGCAGGCGGCAACCCCTCCTGCAATCAAGGAGGCATTGCTGTTGTGTGCGTAGACCAAGGTGGTGGTAAAAGCTCCTGCTGTGTTTCAGAAAACATCTCGCCAACCCTATCCTGCACTCACGGTGGCGAACCTGCGGTGTGCCTGCAAGGTTCAATGATAGGTAGAAAAGATGAAAATGGTCCTCAAGGTTCAGGAGTAAATGAAGATATTGCTTTCACTTTAAATGCCACAGATAAACACGCCGTAGTTTATGCCCTCGACAGAGAAACTTTTAACTGTGGTCAACAGTTCGCAAAAAGCCTCGGCATTTCTGATGATGGCGTTAATTCAACTATAAACGCACGGGGGCCTAGTGCTGTAGCACATCCCATCTATTGTACTAGCAAGGCATCCTTCCATTTAAGAGCTGAAGAAAACAAAGCTGAAACGCTAGTGGCTTCGGATTACAAAGACCCGCCTATCATTACCGAAAAGGAAACAACTCCTTACGGCTTCTATCCACAGATGAAAGCCGAATGTGTAACGCTTACAGAAAACAAAGCTACCACTTTAGTGAACGGCACCAACCCCGGCTATCAAAACGGTGTAATTGCCCCCAATTATGTGGTGCGAAGATTAACCCCGACCGAATGTGCAAGATTACAAGGATTTCCAGATTGGTGGTGTAGTGGTCTTGAAACAGAGAACCCCACCGCCAATGACATTTCATTTTGGAGTGAGGTCTTCGAAACGCACAGAAAAATAATGGGTAAAAGTAGCAAACCTAAAACTGAAAAACAAATAATTAAGTGGCTCAAAAATCCTCACAGCGATTCTGCTGAATACAAAATGTGGGGTAACGGGGTAGCTTTGCCGAATGTTATTTTTGTACTCTCTGGCATTGTGTTCTATACACAATTTGAGGGGCAATAAAACTACATTTCTCTGTACTATTACATCTTGATAAAATGTCGTTTTAGAGCGAATATGTACCTACCAAAACAAAAGGAGACAACCACAATGAAATTTTACTTAACAGACAGAAACGGCAAAACAAAGAAAATCACCAAGAAGGTTGCATTGACCTACTTGAGTAAAAATCAGATTGACAGCGGTATCGAAGAGAAACAGGCAGACCCATACACAGAGGTCAGCTACATGTGTGCAGACGGTATCGTTTCAATAGAGTTTTAAGGAGGTACATATTATGACAGTAAAAATTAATGCACAGGGTGCTGAACGCAAACGACTAGTACAGGCCATTTCAAAGTGGCTTGCCCTCCCTGCAGAATACTGCGGTGCTCCTACCTTCAACTACAAGGTAGGTAGCATCGTAGTCGACAAAAACGGAACCCTCACCTTTGATGGAAACATCAGCAACGAGACTTTTGACCGCTTGCTTTCCTACCTTTACGATGAGAGTTTTGATATTGACATGAGTGACAGCGAAGAGCCGGAGCTTTTGCAGCCGGACGGAATGTGCATCATCATTCCTCGCAACGAGCTTGATGACGAGAACTTGGAAAAACTAAAGGTTTTAATTCAAGTCAAAGGTCCTCTGTTTTGCAAGGCTCTAAATGTCGACAGTCTGCCCCTTGAGGTAACCGACACAGAAATCAAGTTCAATTGGTTTGTTGGTAGCACAACCCACGAGGAATTCGAGGCCTACTCAACCTTCATTTGTAAGCTCTGCGAGATGGTCAAAAAACAGAAGCGTATCAATATCACCGACAAGCAGGTGGTAAATGAAAAGTACGCTTTCAGATGTTTCCTTTTGAGGCTTGGCTTTATCGGTGACGAATACAAACCGCACCGCAAAGTTTTATTAAAATATCTAACGGGCTCATCAGCTTTCGAGGAGGTAAATAAAGATGTTGATTCCGAGTAAGGCAATCGTTGATGCCCTCAAAGAAGAGTACCCTGTCGGCACACGAGTGGAGCTTGTACAGATGGACGACCTGCAAGCTCCGCCCATAGGCACC